GACCGCAGCGAGTCAGGCTTAACAACTCGGGGTGTCTCTTCGCGGTCGCGCGCGGCGGCTGCGGGCCTCCGAAATCGAAAGGAGCGGACACAAAATGTCAAACAGAATCACGAAAGGTTTGGGTTTGTTCGGACGGATCGAGACGGATACCTTAGCGGTAGCCGGCCGTGACACGGGGATTTCACCTTTTACGGGCAAGAACTTCTTCGTAGACCCGCTGAATGGTTCCAATAACTATTCGGGCAAGTCGCTGGCGCAGGCTTTCGCCACGCTCGGGGCGGGCTACGCCGCATTGCGCACGGGCAAGAATGACACTTTGGTGCTGGTGGGCAATGGGGCTGCCGCGGGTTCAGCTTTTCTGAGTGCGGGGCTTGCCTGGGAGAAAGATGCCGCGCACATGATTGGGATTGCGGCCCCGACGCAACTTTCGCAGCGGGCGCGTATAGCGCCGACGGCGGGAGTGGCGGCTTTTGCGAATCTATTCACGGTTTCCGGCAATGGCTGTTACTTTGGGAACCTGCAATGGGTTCACGAGTTCACGACCGGGACGACTGCGCAAATCTGCATGACCATTACCGGCTTGCGGAACGTCTTTGACGGCTGCCATTTGGCCGGCATGGTCGATGCGGCCTCAGCAGCCAGCGCGACCAGCCGCTCACTCAAGATTTCGGCAGGGGAGGAAAATTACTTCCACCGCTGCACTATCGGCGTGGACACAATCTCACGTGGGGTTGCAAACGCCTCCGTGCAGTTTGCTGCTGGCTCGACGCGTAACATCTTCCGGGATTGCATCTTCCCATTTATGTGTGGTGCCGATACGCCCCTGGGAATCATAGTAGCGGCGGCGGCAGGCAGCGACCGCTTTCAATTATTCGACCGCTGTCTGTTTATCAATGCGATCAAGTCCACCAGTACCGCGATGGCCGGACTCTGCACCTTGGCGGCTGCGATGGGTGGAATGTTAGTGTTCAAGGATTGCACACTCATTGGAATCACTGAATATGGGACGGATGCTACGAGTCGTGCTCAGATATACGTGGATGGAGCCGTGGTCGATGCTGGGGCCTCCGGTATCGCTGTCAACCCGACGTAGGGTGTATGAAGGGGAAGCATGGGAACTTTGCTAGCTAGTGCAGCCCGAACCGCCAGCGGGACCGCCGTCTTGACGGGAGATATGACGCTCCTGGATGCGGCGGCGTTCCTGCTGGATGTCACGGCGGCAGCAACGGAAGTGGATGATACCCTCGATGTCTATCTTCAGCATTCGCCGGATGACGGGACGAATTACGACGACTTCATCCACTTCACGCAGGTACTCGGCAATGGCGGCGTCAAGCAGATCATCGCCGAATGGTCGGGTGAGCAGGCAGTAGAAAGCGAGATACATGCTCTGGCAGATGCGGCGCTGGCGGCTGGAGTGCTCCAGGGTCCGAAGTCCGGCAAGTGGCGGCTGAAGTGGGTGATTGTCAATCCAGGCGGCGGGGCCGCGAGCTTCACTTTCTCGGTTTCCATGTTCGGGCGACGCCGCCGCCGATAGGAGACCATGATGGCTTGGTCGTATAGTGAAGACCCCGCCGGCAGTAACCGCGATGCCGTCCGCTTTCTGATTCAGGACACGGACTCGACCCGCCAACTTTTCCAGGATGCGGAAATAACCTACCTACTCGCTCAGGAACACAACGTCTACATGGCGGCGGGGGCGGCCTGTGATATTCAGGCGGCTCGGCAAAGCGCCATTAAGTCGAAGTCGGTTGGCGATCTCAGTCTGAGTTACTTTGGGCCGGAGGAGTGGAAGCGGCGGGCAACGATCTTGCGGGCGCGCGGCGGGGCGCACATGGTGCTGACGGCTGGCGGGATCTCCGTCGCGGACCGGGATAGCTTGCAAAAGGATGACAGTCTGCTGCAGCCGTATTTCACGCTGGGGCAGCATGATAACCGCTCGACGCCCACGGGCGAGAGCGAGAAGGAGCAGCCTTAATGGAAGCGGAACTGCTCGCGCTTCTTCCGCACACGATTACGGTGTCGCCGTACAGCTCGCAGAATCGGTATGGAGAGCCGACTTATGGCACGGCTAAAGAATACAGAGCTCTCGTACAGCAGAAGGTGCGGCAGGTGCGGGATCTGGCGGGCGAGGAGCGGGTATCGATGGTCACGGTCTATGTGAACACGACGGCCGCGATTACTCCCCGGGATAAGCTGACGCTCCCCTCCGGCTTTACGCCGCAGACGCCGCCGATAATTCAGGTGGCTCGGCAGTCCGATGAAGTGGGACTGCACCATTGCGTGATCTACGCGTAGAAGGTTTGCTGAATGAGTGAAGTGGTGGCCCGCATACATGTAACGGTGGCGCCGTCCGTGCGAGCAACGCTGGATGCCCTGGCAGAACTAGGCGAGACTTTAGGCCACGCGGGGGCTGGCGATGTTGTAATGGCAGCGTGGATGAAGTGTGCGGACCGTGTCATGCAGGCAATCCAACAAGTGCCTGCAGGCGCAGCGAAAGCGAATTGGAACTGAGTATGGAACGAATCGAAATCAAAGGACTCGACGAGGCGCTCCGTAAGCTGCACGCGATGCCGGAGAACGTCAAGCGCTTTGTGGGCCGGGAGCTTTATGTCGAGGCTCAGGCGGTTATGGCGGACAGCAAGGAGAATTACGTGCCGGTGGATACGGGAGTTCTGAGCGGCTCTGGGTTTGTCAAACCACCAACCGTTAGCGCCGATGAAATCAGCGTCGTCCTGGGCTATGGCGGACCGGCAAGGAAATATGCCTTAGCCGTGCATGAAAATCCGCGCGCAGGAAAGACAGGGGGCCTATTGCCACCCACGCAGAGCATTGCTGGAATCCTGGCGCGAACATTCGGTACGGGGGCCTATACGAGACGGCGGAAGACTTGGGCCAAGACGGGCCAGTGGAAATATCTGGAAATTCCCGTCGTTCAGGCAACTGACAAATTTAGGGCAGTTATCGCTTCTGCTATCGGACCGGCTTTTGAGGGAGGACGATGAAAGCCAAGGTATATCTGATAACGAATCGCGTCAATGACAAATGTTACGTCGGTTTCACTCGCTTGCCCATCCTTGAAAGATGGAAGGGGCACGTGAAGGACGCGATAGCAGGGGGACGGCGGCTTATTTTGAGGGCTATCCGCAAATACGGCCCCGAGAATTTCACTGTTCAGGAATTGTTCTCAGGGGATGTCGATGAAGCATTGCGAATGGAGAGCGTTTTCATTTCGCGCATGAATAGCTTCAAAGGTGGAGGCAAAGGGTACAACATGACGCTTGGAGGAGATGGCGTGTTGGGACATCAGCATGATGTTGTAACCAGGGAAAAGATGTCGCTCGCAGTCAGAAAGGCGATAGCCGAAGGCAGGTGCGGAAGGCCGCACACGGAACTAACGAAGGCGAAAATGTCATTAGCGAAAAAAGGCAAGCCTTGCGCTGGCGCGATTGGACATCTTGTTTCAGAGGAGACGAGGGCGAAAATATCTGCCGCCAATACGGGGGGACGCCGGTCAGAAGAAACGCGGGCGAGGATGCGCAAGCCGCACAACTGCGGGCCGCTTTCCGCGAATCACAAAAAACAAATCGCCGAAGCACACAAAGGCATGCCTTGCAGTGAAGAGACCAAACGAAAATTGTCAGACTTGAATAAAGGAAAACATCAACCCGACTGGGTACGGCAAAAAGTTCACGCTGGAATACTCAGATATTGGGCTGAACGAAAATCGGCAGTCATCACCAGGGCGGTCGGCGAGGCATTTGAGCGAGGATAGCGCATGAGCGTGTTAGAAGATTTTGGGGATTACTTGGAGGCGCAAGCGGTGGCTACGCAAGGCACGGATCTCTTCATCGGTGAGCTCCCGGACAGCCCGGACGCCTGTACAGCACTCTATCTGTATTCAGGGGCTCCGGCAGTGCAAGCGATGGGTCTAACGGCCGGGAAGTCGGTAGTTGATTTCCCTAGGCTGCACGTCGAGGGTCGGGCAACAACCTTGGCGGCCGCCGAAGCACGGGTGCAGGCGGTATATGACAAGCTGCATAACCTGGGACCGGTCACGATCAACGCGCGCGAGTACAAGCACGTGGTGGCGCTGCAACGTCCGTTTCAGCTGGGCGTTGACCAGAACGAAAGGCAAATCTTCGCCGTGAATTTTGAAGTTTGCCGGGACGGAGGATAGGACATGGCAACGGAAGTCTTCCGCGACGCGAAAGTTTTTTTGGCACAGTTCAATCTTACGAGCTATCTGAATGAGCTGGAAATCACGCACGGGGCTGAGCTTCAGGACAATACCGTCTTCGGCAAGACTACGCGGAGCATGGCACCGGGCCTGGAAACATTGGCGTTCTCGCTGAAAGGCTTCCTGGATTTCACCGATGATCTGCAGGACGAGATCATCCGGACGCGGGTGGGCACGCAGAGTATTCCGGTAACGCTGGCGATGCAGACCGGGCTGGAGAATACGCGGGCGTACTTGCTACAGGGCGGGCTCTCCGCCTATGACAAGGGGGGGGCCGTGGGGATATTGGCTCCCTTTAGTCTTACCGGGTATGCCAGCGACGGGCAGAAGATCGTGAACGGGCTCATCTTGGAAGACGGCGTAACAGCACGCACGGTTACCGGAACCGGCACGGCGCGGCAGGTAGGGGCAGTCAGCGCCGCGCAGAAGGTTTACGCCATCCTGCACGTCCTGGCCTATTCAGGGATCACCAATGTCGTGATCAAGGTGCAGTCCGATGACGCTGTAGGCTTTCCGTCCGCCACTGACCGAATTACCTTCACTACGGTAACGGGCCTGACCAGCCAATATGCGACGCCGCTAGCGGGTGAGATCACGGATGATTTCTTCAGAGTGAGTTGGGGTATAACGGGCACGGGTTCAGTCAGCTTCATGGTCGCTATTGGCGTGAAATAAGTTTTTTGGAGGACTAAGATGGCAACTTCAGTTTGGAGAAATGCTTATCTGCTGATTGGTGCCGATAGTGATCTTACCGATCATATCAAGTCGCTAACGTCAAACGAGGGGTCGGAGTCGGGTGATGATACGGCGATGGCGGATACGACGCGCTCGGCGAAGGCCGGATTGATAACCTACTCGCTGGATGTGGAATTCCACCAGGACTTCGCCACCGCGAAAGTCGATGCAGTCCTCCGGGCGTTAGTAGGCGCGGCAGCCTTTGATGTTATTTGGCGGCCAGACACAGCGGAGGCGAGTGCCACGAATCCGCAGCGTAATTGCAAGATGGTGCTCGAAAGCTACGTACCGGGTTCGGGTGCTGTCGGCACGGTTCCTTTGGCGGCAACGGCGAGGTTTGTGGCGGCTGGGAATTTCACTATCACCCCGTAAAGATAACACGGTGAGAATAAAGCAGAAACGATAGGAGAATTCAAATGGCAACACAAATTTGGAGAAACGCTTACTTCTATGCCGGGAGCAAGGATCTCTCGGCCTATGTGAAGTCGCTCACCGTGAATGAGGGGTCGGAAACGGGCGACGACACGGCGATGGGGGACACCACCCGCTCGGCAATGGCCGGTCTGAAAACCTATTCGATTGATGTCGAGTTCCACCAGGACTTTGCGGCGACTCTGGTAGACGCCACGCTGCGCGTGCTCGTGGGCGCAGCTGGCGCGACCGTAAGCTGGCGCCCAGACACGGGCACGAAGGGCGCGAACAACCCGCAGCGCAATTGCGTGATGGTGCTAGAAAGTTACGTGCCAGCCGGCGGTGCAGTAGGAACCGTCCCGCTAGGAGCAACGGCGCACTTCGTAGCCGCCGGTGACTTGGCGATAGACGCAACGTAAAGGAGACTCTATGCAATCAGCGGTGTACTACCAGCCGGATGAAAGTCCGGCGTTGGAATTGGCAGCGGAGGAATTTGTCTTTCCGCTTACGGTGGAACAGGGAGGCGAGAAATACATCGCCCTATTCCATATGGGACCATATCAACCGCGTGAGCTGATCGACTTTTTGGACAAGTCGGCCAAGGAGTTTCGCAGTTCGGGTCGGGCACGAGTCATCGTAGAAGCCTCCGCGGATCCTGGGTATTCCGATCTGTTCGACCGGCACTTTATCCGCCTGAGCGGTATCGAGGGCGAGCCGAGCGTTGAAGAGCAAAAGAAGTGGCTGGCTGCGCACGATCTCTTGAAACGGCGAGTTGTCCAGGAGGGATATGGCGGGGGTGAGATTCTCGAAGCTGAGAATGGTTCAATCCCGCGCCGGGGCCTACGCCTGGCTGATATCACCAGCAACCGGATTGGCATGGGCTTAACTCTTTGGTCAACCGAGCAATCACGGGCCGAGCCTATTATTGTCACTCATATGTTACGCCCTGAAACGCTGGACGACCAGCGGCGTTATACCCTGGCGACCGGCCGATTGGAGACTCATACTCGAAAAGGCACTTGGAAAGTATTAGTTGATCATGCGGCGGTCTGCGCGCTTTATGATGCTATGGTCGAGGAGGTGACCAGCTGCGTGGTCAATGGACTGGCTTGCAAAGCTGAGAACAAAGCAGTCTGGGCCGGCCTGATCCCTGCCTGGCACAAGGTGGCCGTCCTGCTGGAAGTCTTCACGGGGGGGTCAATAAAAAACGCCTGATCGCGGGTGGCTTACAGCGGGTCATCCGCGCGCTGCTTTCCGGCGAAGCAATAGCATCC